TCATCATCTCCCTTTGCGTCCTTTAGCAACTCAAAGATATCCATAAACTCCTTAAGGTACTTTATCTTTAGAGGGCTTACCTCAACCTCTGTTCCGTCAGTTAAGGATATGTATTTTGTATCGTATATTGTTGTAGGCATACATCTATTATAGCAAAAGAAACTGCCCCAGGAATCCCCCAGGGCAGTCTCAAAGATATTCAGTTATTATTTAGTTTTTAGTACGAACGGTCAACAATCTTTCCGTAAGCACCATTGTTGTCTGGAAGCAGACGGAATGATACTTCGAATGAAGTTGCTGAGTCACGCTTTGCTGATACTGTTACTGAATCGATTGAAACAGCACGGTATGCAATGTAAACACGCTCTGCCTGGTTGCTTAGTGTGTCTGTTCCTACTCCAGATAGGTTTCCAAGTCCTGGACCTACTGCAATAATACCACGCTCGATTGGGTAGTCACCCAAGTCTCCTGAAGTAATGTTTAGGAATGTGTTGCTTTCTACAGTTGCGTTTGCTGTAACTCCTAGGTCTGTCGCAGCAGTACCAGCAGTGCTTGCTGTTGCTGGAACACCTAGAGTAATCAGCCTGTTTGTTTCTGCCTGAGTTCCTAGGTTTAGAACACCAAAGTCAGATGTCTTGCCAGCGATTGCTAGGAGAAGGTTCTCCAGAGTTGCTTCGGCAAGAGTTGTCTTTAGTGTAACCTTCATACCCTGCTTGAAGATTTTAGCGGTGTCTAGTAGTTGGTCTACCATAACCTCTCCGAAGTCTGGGGCGAAAGCGATTTCCAAACCATTGTTAGTGTAACCAACGTTACGGAATGTTGCTCCATAACGAAGCGACAATGTTTCACGGTATGATTCACCATCAATAAAGGTAGGAACGTTTGCAGAAGTCAATGCTGTCGCTGCTTCTTTTGTTACGAACAACGCTGCAGCACCAACGATAATGTTAGCGTTTGAGCCTCTTGTATATGCCATATTTTTTCACCATCTTTCATTTATGAATTAATGGGCTTGTGTTTCCTCTATATAAGTATAACACGGTTTTAGGTATTACTCTAGTTCTAGCATTGTGTAGTCATAATAGATGACTATCTTGTTACCGCCATAGGTTCTGGCTGAAGCAAAGTTAATAATGTCTCTTGTTTCTTGCAACTGGAATACCTTGAAACTGTGGAACCTAAAGTTTGGCTCAAGGCTCACTCCCTCTACGACAATAGGACCATGCTTAATACACCACTCATTTAGGTCTTGGGCTGTTTCATCATCACCATCCATAAGTCTGTTTACTTTTTCAGTGATTTTAATCATGTTGATAGTTGAGTTTTCTGCTGTTGCATAGAAATAATACAGCAACTGCTCGCATTTGATATGTGGGAAAGAACTCTTACGCATCCTCATCATTCTGTCGTATGTACACATAACCCCACCTGGAGGAAAGAACTCTGTTACATCGTTAATTGTAGATGGGGTAGTTGGAAAGAACGGAACCGTTTCAAAACCTAGGTCTTGCAACTTTTCTTGTAGGTAGGCGTTTACCCATAGCACTGGGGTATTCAGTATTGATGTTTTACTCATTACTCAATTCTACCACCTTTAGATACCCAGTCGTAGCCAACTTTAAAGCCAAGAGACTTTCCTTGCTTTGAGCCAGCAGCAAAGTTATTTCTATATGTTCTTATATCCTTAAAGTGTTCTGCTATCCCACTTGATATCAGGAAGGACTGTGTGAAGTAGTTGCTGAAAAAGTCCTTTAAAGTATTTTCGAATCCGTTCTGTGTGGCTGACCCACCTGGATTTTCTACCACAATTGGCTTTTTAGTAAATACCTGTTCCCCATTATCATTGAATGACAATACCCCACCCTGCTTTGGCTTTATTGTTATTGGTGAGCCATTTTCCATAATTGTTGCCTTATTATAAAATGGGACATTGGAGCCTTTGGCAAAAGAGTTTGACTGTGAGAACTGGTAACTAAAAGATATAACGCTATCGTTGTTTACCCTATAGTCTAAATCGAACAGTCTTGCGTTTGGACTTCCTGTTTCATACCACTCATAGACGTGATGAAGTATTTCTGGATTTACCCTGGCATTTGAGTCTATAAAGTTTTTAAGAGACTCTATGACTGTCTCTCCCAGATTATTTAAAAATTTGCCCTGAGCCTCTTCTGCACCCTCTAAGAATCCGATAGAATACTTTGCAATATTATTTAACTTTTCAACTAAAGAGTCTGACTCAAACTTAACTATCACAGGTCTACCGCCTGATTCTCTGAACGTCTCAGGATAACCTTATAGTACTCTACCTTTCCGAATGGACCAACTATTGGGCTTAGGGTTGCTACTTCAAATAGTGTTGGGTTTCCAGAGCGTGAACCAGAAGACTCATTGTAAATAATTTCTCCAGCATTATTTCTGATATTTGTAATAATAATATTGGTTATAGAATATAAAGTTTCGTTACTGGATATGGTTGGGTCATTCCTTAGTCTTCCAATGATAGCAGTTCTTATGTTCAAATTTGGTTCTGTGTTGACATCTTCTTTAAACTTGCTACCAGCAACATTGAAGAAACAGGCTACTGTTTTATCTAAAACCCACTGCTTTTTTGTATTTCCATAAGCACCTGTTTCTACGATAGGGTAATAGATGTCAGCGAGAAGTGGGTATGTAAAGTCTGTGGTTTCGCATATCATTATAGTATTGCTGGCTTGAATGTGTTGCCCTTATAGTTGCTAAGAATCTTATCAACGAGCATGTTGCCAGTACCCTCCAAAAATTGTGGTGCGAATCTGATGTCGAACTGGTCTGTGCTATATTGTGTAACAAACCTCTTGTAGTAGTCATTGCTTCCGCATTTCAACTCTTCTACCAAAATACCAGCAGCCTTTTCTACATCTGTTGGGATTGTTTTATATCCTGCATCCAAAACAAAGGTGTAGTCGTATCCCTCTGGAAATGCTACATACCCATGCCTTGCTCCTGCGTAAACTCCTAGGTCTCCAGATGCGGCAGGTATTCTTAGTGGTGTAGACTGGTTTCTATTGTATTCTCCGTTAGCCTCTACTCTGGCAATTGCAGAGTTATCCAAAAGTGTCTTGTACTCATATTCCCAAACTCTAATAACGCTACCTGCTGTTGTAATGTTTCCAGTTGTTGTGTTTGCAAAACTAAAAGTAGTTGTAGTAGGGACTGCTGTGACTGTAAACAATCCTGCATAACCAGTTGGAATAACATCAGAAATTCTTACAGCATCTCCGACCTCAAATCCATGAGCAGTTGCAGTAGTCAAGGTTGCTGTTCCTAGAGATGTTGTTGGGGTTTGGATAGCAATAGTCTTTGAGACATCTTCCCCATTAAAAACAAGAACGTTGTTCTCATATACTTTTAAAACTTTGTTAACGTTGTGCCAGATAGGAAAGTAATCTCCACCCTGACCCTCTTTTACAATGACTAGTTTGTGATTGTAGAAATCATTATTGTCTAGATAATTATCCATGATTGACCTAGCAATGATTTCCCAACTTTTATATTCCGCAATTTCTTGTGCAGTAGTTGCTAAATTGTTTGGATTAACATAGGGTCTATAGATTGTTAGGTTTTCATCTACAACGATTTCCCCAGTAGAGTCTGTTACTTGAAATAAAAAGTCTCTGTCAAACTGTACTTTGCTTCTTGGCAAAACATAAGAAATCTGCTTGTTTGCATCTGATGTCAGAGTTGTTGTTTCGGATGAGTGGTCCACCAAATCCTGTACATAAACAGAGTATGCAGTGTTAGCACTAGGCACATCCCATTTAGTTGTAATTGGATAAGGTGGAACTCTCAGTACTTCCATTTAGGCAAATGCCTCCGCCACTTCTTCTGGAGTGCATAGGCGAATGCCTTTTTGTGATACCCAGAAGTCTGCATACTTCTTTGGAACAATGTTGTAACCAACATTAATCTTTCCAAAACCATCTGCATATACGTTGCGGTTTGAGTAAAGTGCAACCTTTGTGGTTTTTGACTCTTCTACAACTTCTTTCTTTTCTGTTTTTGCTTTTCCAGCATCTGTGGTTGTTGAACCCATTACGCCATCTGCATTGAATCCCAATGTAGGAACGTCTTTTGTTGGTTCTGGTGCTACGATAACCTTTTCCTCAACTACTTCTGCTACTTCTTCTACAACTGTTTCTACAACTGCATCTTCAACAACAGGCTTTGTGGTAGGTGTCTTTTTTTCTTCAGCCATGATAAATCCTCCTTAGATTTATTTTAATTATACCAGATAAATATAGAAAGGGGGTAGAGAAATTAATCCCTACCCCCATTCAAAGGTAACACTAGACAGAGATTAGTCTGTTGTTGTGTCTGCGAATGCTACTGCATCCAGTTCTTCCCATGCGATACCGAAACGAACGAATACTGTATATTCTACAGTGTCCTTCTTTGGTACATAGAAACGGTTCACAGTGATATCTCTCTGGAAGCCCCAAATACGGTTCTGTGGGAACGTTAGGTCAACGAATCCTGCAGGGTAGTAAGGAACTTCAAGAACAGGTACACCTAGAACACGAGTCTGACGTGCACCACCGAAAGTCTGGTTAGCACCACCTAGGAACTCTCCACGAGAACCTTCAGTAGAACCGATGTTAGCAATAACAGTACCATTGTTCTTTACGATGTTGGCAAATGTGTCTGTACCAGCATAGAACTTTAGTCCGTTAGTGATAGCACGGTATCTGCGAGGCATAGCCAAGATAAGTGCTTGCATTCTTTCAGTTGTCCATTCAGTGAACGCAGCATTTGACCCAACTAGAGTTGTGTTAATTACTTCGTGTGCACTTCCAAGGTTTGAACCTGAACCAACGTTTGGGTTGGTCTTCTCCAAGTTAATGAATCCGTTCATAATGCTTAGGAACGAACCTGTTGAACCGTCACCGTTAATGGCTAGGTCTTCGATGTCGTTACCGAAAGCA